GTTTCTTTTATTTCAAGAGAGCGACTCCCCCTCGGACTCAAATCCAATATCTGTTGCATATGTTGAATAAGAGCTGGTGGAGCTCCGTTTATCTTGGCTTCACATATGGTAGCCATTATTTCGGCAGATGTCTTGCTTTCGCACAAGCCAACAGCCTCATCTTTGTAATTCGGATGCATACTATATCTCCTCATCTTTGTTAAGTTTAATGCGTGATAGTATTTCAACAGCTTCTTTGGATACCTTTATGCACTCCTCCAACGATTCATCAAACTCCTCTTCACTGCCATTCTCTGCTAAATGCAGGGCTTTTATAATGCTATTGTTTATATCATCTAATTTAGGGTTTACCAATTTTAATACACGAAAAGGCACGACCACAGCGTTGTTACAACTGGTGCAACACCTACCATCGTTGATAGGCTCAGCGTTATGTCCCTCTGTCCAGTATACTTGCTTGGTATTTTTAATTACCTGCTCATCTATCTTTTCTTCACAAATAGAACATTTAAGCTCTACTATTTTCATTGGGTTATCTTTTTTCATTGTTATTTCTTTTCCTTTGTAAAATTGGGGTAGCACACGTTTTCATCTATTGTGGAAGGAGAGATTCGTTCATGAATGCGCACTACCCCGTAAATCTTTGTAACATTAACCAAAGAACTTGCTCAACTTGTTCTTAGCTAAACTCATATCACCGAAACGTATATCTCGCATAATACTTTTTATCTGTTCTTTTTTAATGTCTTTACTAGACTTCTCAACCCTTACCATAGACTTAGGATTAAATCGCAAGTTATCACCTCGCAGACGTTTTTCTATTGAATGCGACTTCTGGTTTGGATGTGTATCTAAATTGAATTTAACAGTTATATTTCGTATTGTGTCATTAATACATATCGGTACATCTGTTTTATATAAGTTTTTACGTAATCGGTCTAAGTATTTCGTCAATGATAGTTTACTAGTAAAAGTTAAAAATTCGGTTTCTGTAGTTTCGTTTGAAATAACATCTATTTGGATGGTCTTATCATTAATAGTAGTCATTTCTGTAAATAAGTCTTTAGTCATTATAATATTGTTAAGTTACTCTGATTTTAGTTAAAAAAAAGTGAGGACAGTATAATCTATCCTCACTTATTGATTACACACCGTTTTATTTCGTTGGTGTTGTTTTATCTCCTGAACGTCTGAAATACAACATCATATAACTTTTACGACCATCAGTATCAAGTTTATAGTACTTCTTGAGTCCTGTTTTAGTTATATCGAATCCGTCTGACTGTTCATTACAAGAAATATCGAAATCCTTACGGAATTCAATCATTTCTGGTGTATCAGTAGAACTTCCACCACCCTGACCTGATGTAACTTTACCTTTATCCTGTAAAGTTTTCATTACATCCTGTATTTTCTTCTGTTCATCTGATGTGAATCCATCTAAGTTACCAAGTAGAGAATTTACAGACTTAAGTGAGAGTTTAGTCTCTTTAGTCTTGGTTACGTCTATTGACGGAACGACTGTAACTTCAGTTCCCTTAGTAACTTCTTTGGGATTCTTGTTCATGTTTGGTTTACCCATGAGTTTAGTCTCCTTAGTGTTGGTTAATGAGGTCTTTGTCATGGATGAGTTTAATCATATTGGTTGTAGTAAACAAAACAATAATGAAAGTAATATGGAATAAGTGTCCACAATTGACCCCTTACTTATTTTTTAATATATAGGGGTAATTTCGGTGATTCTCGGTCTAAAAAATCAAAATATGATTAGACATAATATAGATTATACATCACCTTAATTTCTACCAACCTGATATATGGTTTTCAACGTAACTCCTCACCCCCGACAAAACCACACCCCCGTATGGGGGGGGGATAAAAGACCCACACTCATAATAAATAAATTTTCAACGGTTTCCACCAGAACTCTTCCTTTCCTATAAAACCCTATATTCCTATTTCCTATAATTATTTTTATAAATTTCTGGAAGCCTAGCTTAGTCTAGGCTTTATAGCTTATAGCTGTTATGGCTTTAGCTATATATACATTACTCTTATAGCTTATATATCTATATATACTATATATACTATATATAGTGTCAAAATAGTTGAAACTTCTTGTAACATTTAACCGTACTATGTAAATTATGACTAAGATGGCAAGTAAAATACCAATAGCAAGGAAGAATTGTTGCAATTGGAGCAGTGGTAAGTGTTTGGGCTGTATGTTCAAGAATCGTGATGGTAAATTAATAATGATGATGGATAAGAAATATGCAGGTAAACCATGTGCTGTTGATGATGGCTGTCAATACTTTGAAGAAATAGTTATGAAAGGGGTAATATGCACGTAACAACTTTTGATGATGAAACTGTGTTGGTCGATGCTGAGTCTTATTTCTACCTATGGTGTTGCGATTGTAGTCTTAGGCATCTTGTAGTAGTCGAGGCTGTTGGAAATGGAGCTGATAAGTTTAAGTCAGCTGATGGTAAGATAGCAATTGCCATGTCTAGAGACCAGACTGCAACTGAAATGTCAAGAAAAGACAAGAATATAGTTTTGTATACACGAAAACAAAAGAAAAAGCATGAAAAGAAAAAGAAAACATAGACGAGCTATTATAATACCTGACCAGCATTTCCCATTGCATGACGAAAAAGCCGTTAATGTTGTTTTAAAAGCTATTGCACTTGTAAAACCGAATATATTCATCAATCTTGGTGATGTCGGAGAGTGGGAATCGGTTAGTAGTTGGAAATATAAGAAAATTAAACAACCGCCATTGGAATATCAGCTACCAATAATCGATGAGGAGATAGCTGCGGTTAATGATGGGATAGATTTATTCGATAAAGCTCTGGATAGTGTAAAATGCAAGGAAAGATACATTTGTGCTGGTAATCATGATGAGTGGTTAGACTCTTTTGTTGAAAGATATCCGTATATGAAAGATTATACATTTAGAAAAGCTTGTAGATGGGACGAAAGGGGATATAAGTACCTTCCGTACAATTATCCACTTAAAATTGGTAAATTAACATTTATACATGGAGCGTTCGCTACTGTCAACCATGCAAAGAAGCATCTTGACTCTTATGGTGCAAATATTGTTTATGGTCATACACACGACATACAGCGTATAACCGGAACAAAGCTTGGTGGAACGATTGGCTCTTGGAGCATGGGATGTTTAAAAGATATGTCTAGGGAACAAAACAAGTGGTTGCGTGGTAGACTACATAATTGGGCACATGCATTTGGTATTATAGACTGGTTCCCTACAGGAGATTTTAGAATGGATGTTGTTGACATCCACAACGGGAAGACTTTCGTCTGGGGGCAGACGATAGATGGAAACGAGTAGGAGTAACTATGATTACTGTTTCCTTAACCACCTATACTCGGAGGGGCGGCGTTGGGCTCGTCTAATCAACAGGTTTGGGAGTAGTATAGGTGAGAACAAAGACAATTTCCCGTAATCAGGAGGTTCTGTATGAAAGTGTGGACGAGTTTCGTAATTTCTACCCAGAAAAGAAACTTTTGTCTGACTGGAGAAAAGCTAATGAGGGCGAATGGGTTGTAACTGACGATTTACAAGTTTGTAAGATTTTAAGACGTAGTACCATGAAAACTGCTCATGGCAATGCGATGGGCTACGTTAGAACGATACTTGGTACATACACTACGAATCCGAATGTTGATATGGGTGGTGTACCACCAAAGAACATATATTCGTTCTCAAATAAGAAATTTTGTAAAAAACTTCGTGAAGAACGGAAAAATCCTACAAATAATGAGTTCTTGTTTGCAAAGTATGTTGCAAAGGGAATGAATCCAACAGATGCGTATTTACGTGTATTTCCGACAAATAAGTATCAATACGCTAAGGAAACAGCTCGTGGACTGTTAAAAACCGAAAGGATACAAAAATTGGTTACAGAAGAAATTGAAGTAATTTTAAGTGATATTGGAGCGTCTAAACATTATCTGCTAGAGATGACTAAAAATGTTATTGATAACCTTGATGGCAAGGATGGTGACAAGTTAAGGGCTATTGAGCTTTTGATGAAAATAGCAGGAATGTTCCCTAATGAAAAGAAAACAGAATCTTTGACCGTGTTTCACGGATTTAGTGAGGAACAATTAAAACGTATAAGCACGGATAATATAAAAGTAATTGGACATGCGGAAAAAACAATCAACGACAAGTCTGACATTAAGTGATGTTGGAATACATAGTGAACTGACCAGATGTATTGTTTGTGATAAACCTCTGGTTGATAATCAGAAGGTTGTACTGATGGACTTGTTTAATTCGGTTGCAGGATGGATTTGTCCTAGATGTACATCTTTATACGATTATGATGATAATTTAATCGATATTGGAGAATTAGATATTTATTCTGAAGTAAAGGGATATGCTTAACCTGTGGAAAGTAAAGAAATAAATATCACATCAGAATTAAAGGAGAAGGATAAAGTTCTTGCTCGTTCTTATAATGACTTGCTTTATTTTGGCAGGGCTTTTCTGCCAGCTGATTTCCTTAATAAAAGCGCTTCTCCCACATTCCATAAAGAAGTTGGTAAAAAATTAATATCAACAGAACCAGGCTCAAGAATATGTAATATACTTCCAAGAGGGTTTGGTAAATCTATTCTGTCAAAGGCCGCCATTCTTCATAAAATTTGTTTTGCTCCTAAAGGTGAACGCCATTTCATGGCTTGGGTGGCTGAGGAACAGGGACAGGCTATTGACCACCTAAAATATGTAAAGAGTCATTTAGAATATAATCAATCAATAAGATATTACTTTGGAAACTTAGCTGGTGACTCTGTTGGTAATAGATGGACTGAAAAAGATATTGTAACGTCTAAGGGTGACAGACTCATAGCAAAGGGTACATCTCAGAGACTTCGTGGTCGTACAGAGATTGATGTTCGTTATACGGGTATTGTACTTGATGATTTTGAATCTGAGCTGAATACCAAGACTCCTGAAAGGCGGAGTGAAATTAAAAAGTGGATTGTGTCTACTGTATTCCCTGCTCTTGAAGAAACACCAGGTCGTGAAGGATGGATATGGTTGTGTGGGACTATTGTTCATTATGATAGTTTCCTTCAGATGGTTGTTGATGGAAATAGGATTGCAAAGCGTGAAAATCGTAAATATCCTTGGGATGTTACATTTTATCGAGCATTACAGGATGAAAAGTCTATTTGGCCAGAACAGTTCCCTATTTCCAAGTTAGAGTCTAAAAAGCGTGAATTTATAGAAGCTGGTCTAGTAAACAAGTTTGCACAGGAATATATGAACGATGCTCGTGATTTATCATCAGCAGCGTTTAAAACAGATAGAATACAGTATCATGACGGTGCATTTAAGTCTGTTGATAATTATTCGTATCTTATCCTTAGAAACGAAGCAATTCCGATTAATGTCTATATCGGTGTTGATATTGCTGCTACTGCGACACAACGTTCTGATTTTCAGGTTATTATGGTAATTGG